TTGGCATTTTCTCATTTAGCAACAATGCCTAAACGACCACCGCGTCCATGCGCTGTGCGTGGATGCAAGCACCTGGTACATGAAGGGAGCCGGTGCCAGGCGCACCAGCTCCCACGTCCACGTGATGAGCGTCCCAGTGCTGCCGCACGAGGCTATGGATACGACTGGAAGGTCAAGGTCCGCGACCCGTATCTGGCGGCTCATCCATATTGCAGTAATCCCTTTGGATTGCATGGACCATTCGTGCTGGCTGTGGTTGTTGACCATATTAAACCAAAGAAACAAGGAGGCACAGATGATTGGAGTAACCTGCAAACACTGTGTCGCGCGTGCGACAATAAGAAGCATTATTACGACGGCTCGAAGCGCGTGAGGGCATAAAAAATTTTTTCGTTGGGGGTAAATGACCGCGCGGGGCTGTCGGAATAAAAAAAATCCCCAATGTGAGAAATTCGTTACGATGCCAGCTCGTAAGCCATTATCCCTTAGCGCTAGAAACGAATCGAAAGCCGTTCGTCAGCATCGATCTGCGGCAGAATCGGCAATGACGCCGCGGACCACGCTGTCGTTGAGTGCTCCATCAGTCCTGCGCGGACATGCCCGTGCTATTGCAACATGGAAACGGCTGGTAGGTTTGTATCAAGAGTTAGAAGGAACAATTGCAACTGCGTTTGATGAAGATTTATTGATCAAATACTGTCTTCTCGAGGAAGAGGTTGTTGAGTTGGCTGAAATGCGAAAGAAAGTTAAAGCAGACTGGGAGAGCAATCAAAAATCAGCCAAAAAAATGAAGCCTAATTCCGATAATCTAAAAGATTGGGTAAAAATGTGGGAAATTGTCAACGCGTTATTTCAACGCTTCCAGGGCATAGATGCTCGTCTCGACGGCAAACGCAAGCTGCTTCTGGCACTCTCACAGTCGTTGTATTTAACGCCACGCTCGCGCGCCGGTGTTGCGCCGCCTGAAAAAGAACCAGAAAAACCAAAGAGCGAAATGGATGAGTTGTTAGGGTAAGATATGTTCGATGAGAGCAAGGCATCTCGCGCTGTAAAATTCATTGAAGCGCTAAAACTAACTGGAGATTTTCATGGACAACCGTTCCGCCTGATGGATTGGCAGCGGAGTCTCGTGCGTGATGTGTTCGGCACAGTGCGCGAGAACGGATTGCGAGTATATCGTCACGTTTACGTTGAGATTCCGAAAAAAAACGCGAAATCTCAACTCGCCAGCGCCCTAGGCCTTTTGCAACTCTATAACAAAGATGAACCGAATGGTGAAATTGTGCTTGCGGCTGGCGACAGAGAGCAGGCAAGAAAAGATCTATATGCTCCGCTGGTAGAGATGATTGAGCAAGAGCCTGCGCTCATAAAACGTGTTCGGATTATTGATAGTCTGCGTGAAATTATTAATGTTGAAACTGGAACAAAACTCAAGGTTATTTCTCATGAGGCATACACCAAACACGGATGGAATATATCATTTGCCCTGATTGATGAATTGCATGCATTTCCGACACGTGATTTATATGATGTATTAACACACGGCGCAGGTATGGCGCGCCGTCAGCCTTTATGGATGATACTCACCACTGCGGGCGATGATCCTGACCGCCGGTCTATATGCTGGGAACAGCACGAGATAGCAAAAAAGATCATAACTGCTCGTCAGTCGGGCGATACTGAAAACGACATCCCTGAATGGTATCCAGTCATTTATTCGTATGAGGGGGATGATATTTACAATCCTGAGAATTGGAAAAAGGCTAACCCGTCTCTTGGGGTCACCTTTCCAATCGAGACGATGCAATCATTGGCAAATGAAGCAAAACTCAACCCGTCGAAAGAGCGCCTCTTTCGGTGGCTCAACCTGAATCAATGGCTGACGACAAAGTTAACTGGTTGGCTGCCTCTGGACCTGTTTGATAGCACAGTAGGAGATTGGTCTCGCGGTGATTTGCTTGGACTGGATTGTTTTCTCGGTGGTGATTTTTCGACTACTACGGATCTGTCTGCTATTTGCCTGGTATTTCCGCCGCAGGAAAAGGACGGAAAGATCTTGGATGATTGGCGTGTAATTTGGGATTGCTGGATTCCGCGCGACACAATGTTGGAGAGGGCGCGCGAAGATCATGTACCTTACGACATATGGGCATCTGAGGGATGGATCCATCCAACAGATGGCAATCAAATTGATTATGACACCATTGAGGAGCGCATTTGGGAACTCTCCAATTTATATAATATTCGAGAATGCGGGATGGATTTATCGTTTGCAACAATGCTAATCCAACATTTGCAAAAAAATGCACCGCGCGAAAATTGGGTTGTCGAAACGCCGCAAACATACGCGCGCATGACGGACCCAATCAACTATATAGAAATTTTGCTGCGACAAAAGCGGACGGTGTACCTGGACGGAACAGAAACTATTGCTCCGATGCTGACCCATGAGAATCATCCTGTCGCCCGATGGTGCTTTGGAAATGCATCCATTGCGACAAATGGCAACGGGCAAAAAAAACTGGTCAAACAACATAAAGGCAGAGGATTAGATCGCACCAAACGAATCGATCTTATTATCGCATTTGTCAACGCAATGGCACGGGCAAGTTTGTATGAGCACGCAGATTTGCAGGCAATTATGGATGACGATTGGGGGATGTAAGTTCTTGAATATATAAAATGATTGTGCTAAAATTCATGTGACGGGCAAGGGTGTCCCCCTCACCCTTGCTCCGTCAAAAAATACGCACTCCCGGTATAGACCTGGAGAATGTCGGAAATGATGCGCCCGACGACTCATGTAGAGTCGTTGGGCGTTTTTATTTGCGAGGTGACATGGACGATAGTAAAACAATGTGGGTTGTGGCATATGCGCCATTGAGAGCATTGCCAGATACGCGGGCAAATAAAATTCTCAACCTGCCTGTTGGCAGTATTGTTGCGCGTACTGGAGAAGTTCACGATGGAAAGATCAATAATGTAGATGCGCGCTGGGTAAAGATCGTTTATGTCACAGGCAAGACTCGATATGAGGGGTGGCTTTATGATGGTTTCCTCGAACGGTATCACGAGGAATTTCCGACCAACGTGGTAAGCATCCAAAATCCAACGATTGACCCGCATGATGCGGCACAGTACATGGTATGGCGCGGTCGTGTGCAATATAACATGTGCGGGCAGTTGTGTGTGTGTTACATCACGGGGAATGAATTAGATGAATTGCTTTCCAAATGGGAATTGAAATCCCCTGGCATTTTCAGCAGTGTTTTTGGTGGAACTGGAATTGCGCGCGGGACGAATATCGCAGAACTGGATAGTATGCTGTCCGCTTACGGATATCCGCCATCTCTGCGGCTCGATGTAGGATTGCGCGATCAGGTGCTTGATAGACCAGTTGTGACGCCTGGGCGCATGGATGCGCTACTTTCAAATTACCAGGCAATTGCGAGCGTAAAAATCAATAAACTGAGCGGCAATCTTGAGCGCAGCGGAATTTTGCATTGGGTAGTGGTAGAGCGCGTTATTCCTGATGGAGTCAATCGCGGTTGGGTGGAGTTGTACAACCCATTCCCGAACCGCATGCAAAGATATTCTTGGGGAGAGTTTCTGCAGTCAATGGGCACACCGTACGGATTACTGGTAAAGAGGGAGGTAAATGTATATGGATAACGGCGAACTGCGGCGCTCATCAGACTTCCGGCGGCTCGATGATTTAGAAGACAAAATATTGCAATTGCAAATTGACAGTCTGCGCAAGGATACCGATGACCACGAAAAGCGTATCCGCTCGTTGGAAGACACTGCAACAAAGTTCAATTTTTTACTGTATCTCACGATGGGCGGCGGCTTAGTGTCGTTAATTAATCTGGTTATGCTTGCGTTTATTTTGGTCCAGAGCGTTAATCCATGAAATATGTGAAATATCTTGATGATGTTTTAGTGCTGTTTGGATGCGCTTTGATCCTGGTATTCATCTATAAAATCGCGCCCATATATACCTGGCTGGTAGGTGGGTTGATGTGCCTCGGCTTGTCCGTTCTGGTCGGGATGGCAAATCGGAGTTCGAAATGATCATCAGCAGCATATTGTCCCGCAATCGTTTTGCCGCAAAGGTCACGGTCACAGAGAGTATTCAACTGCCCGAACTGATTAATACTTTGGGCATGGCAACCGGGTCGGGACAGGTGGTCACCCCGGAGAGCTCCAAAAACGTGGCAACTGCGTATCGCTGTGGCAACATCTTGAGCGACGATATAGCGAAACTGCCCTTGCAGGTCTATCTCAGCCGACGTACCGGCGAAATCGAGCGCCAGCGCCCCGATCCATTCGCTCGTAACTTGGCATGGCTGTTGGAGCGCGAACCAAACCGCTGGTGGAGCCCGTTTCAATTTAAGAAACAATTGGCGCAATGGCTGATTTTCTGGGGCAACGCTTTTGTGTGGCAACCGCCGGTTTATCCCCGCGAACATTTTATCTTGCCGAGCAATGTAACTTTCCCCGCTTTTGACTTGGATGGAAATTTATGGTATGGCACGCGCTTCCGCGGCGACCAGGAAAATACCTACCTGCCAGCCATAGAAGTGGCGCATTTCATGATTAACCCGGACGAGACCGGGTTCAGTGGACGCGGTGTGATTCAATATGCTCGCGAGACCATCGGGCGGCAACTCTCCGCCTACGCATCCCAGAATTCATTGTTCAAGAATGGATTGTCTGCTGCTGGAATTTTATGGCTTGCTGGGGATTCCTCTCCTGAGGTCCGCAAAAAGGTTCGCGCCATGTATGAGGAGGTAATGAGCGGCACAGATAATTCTGGTCGCATTGCCATTCTCGACAAAAAAGTCTCACAATTCCAACCTGTGACGATGCAGCCGAAAGACATCCAGTTTTTGAACCTGATCCAGGACAATGATATTGCTGTTATGAATTTCTTTGGAATGCCGTCGTACAAGCTCAACACAGGAAAGCAAGCATACAACTCAAACGAACAAAACAATAACGATTATCTCTCTACCACGCTCGACCCTTACCTGGTGCAAATTGAGCAGGTAGGTGGGCTGAAATGGTTATCACTTGAGGAGCAAGGTTATACCTATCTGCGGTTTGAGCGCAGCGCATTATTCCGCACAAACGCAAAAGAGCGTGGCGAATATCTAAACGCAGCAATCCAATATGGACGATTAAAGCCAAACGAAGCACGGCAAATCGAGGATCGTCCTGCGGACCCAAACCCTGCTGCGGACCTGTTGTATATGGCATCTAATATCCAACCAATGGGACGCCAACAAGGAGCAAACAATGCATAATCCGATTCGCTGTTTTGGCGGGAACGCCAAGCCCTACGAGCCGTTTTGGCATTTCCGCGATGCTGCTCAGACTGATAGCGGTGAGACCGAATTAGAGATTTACGGGCCTATATCGGAGTTCTCCTGGTTCGGCGATGAAATCACCCCGAAGTTGTTCAAAGACGATCTATACAAAAACGGCAATGGCGGCCCGGTGACTGTGCGTCTTAATTCCTATGGTGGAGACCTGATCGCTGCCTCAGTTATCGCCGCCACCATCCGTGATTACCCGGGTACAGTCACAATCAAAATAGATGGAATCGCTGCGAGCGCCGCCGTCATGGTTGCCATCAGCGGCGATCGCACGCTCATTCAGGCGAGCGCCTATATGATGATTCACAACCCGATGGTTGGTCTGCTTGGATATTACAGCGTGGACGATCTCAAGGGATTTATTGACGATCTCAAGGTAATCAAAGACGGCATCATCGAGGGCTACCGGGCCAAAACCAAGATGGACGCAGAGAAGCTCGCCAAGCTTATGAACGACGAAACCTGGATGACAGCCAGCGAGGCAGTCGCGTATGGTTTCGCGGATGGCATCTTGACGGGTCCAAGCAAAGCCGCAGCGCAGACCAGTCAAATGGTTAATGTGCTCAAGGCTCATTATGTCAACGTTCCGCGTGCGCTGTTGGAAATGTCCAGCGCCCCAGCGCAAGCGGTAAACGA